TTAATTATCTAATTGTATCTTATCGACCGCCTGACGGCGTAAATCATCATAAGAGTGCAAATAAATGTTTGTGGTGTCAAGCTTTGTGTGACCGAGCAAGTCGGCAACTGTCTTAACATCCGCTCCGTTAGCGGTCAGCAGACTTGCGAACGTGTGACGGAATTTGTGCGGTGTGAGGTGTGGCAAGCCCTCTGCGTGGGTCTTTTTCCATTCCTCATTCTTGCGAATGAACATTGTATTATACTCCTCGTGATAACGGCGAGGGCTGAGAAAGTTCTTTGAACGTGGATTGCCGAATACAAAATCACAGGTCTGCGGAACGGAAAGCAACAGTTTGTAAGCACTTTCGTTCAACTCCACATAGCGAAACTTGTGGTTTTTGGTATCGTCAACGAGCCTTGCACAGCCTTTTAAAACAACAACAGTTTGACAAACAAAGATACGGCGGTGAGGTAGGTCAACGTTCTCCCAACGCAAGGCGAGTATTTCTTCACGGCGTAGACCTGTCAAGCACTCAAAACGGAACATCTTCATTATAGTGCTATCACCCGAAGTCAGAAAAGCGGCTTGCTCTGCCGTAAATGATAGCTGTTGCACTGTTTCAGGGCGTTTTCTGCACCGCCTTAACTCGAATGCAGATAGGTCAATAGGCGTATAACGGCAAGCGTAAGCGTAACGCATGATACGCTTAAGAACACTGCGGAGCTTTTTCACTCTGTCAATGCAATATGTATCATCACATATCTTGATAATGTTATTGAGGTCAGAAAGACCGATTTCGGAAAGGTCCTTGCCGTTTATCGGCTTGCAATTCTGCTCAATCACATAGTCGGTTTGCTCAGGATAACGGACAACGCCCTCAAGATATGAGGGGCGAAAGTCCTTGTAATAAAATTCTTTAAAATTCATAGTGATTACTTCCTTTCGAGGGGTTGTAATATCGGGTGTAGTCATTCCATGTACGCCAATACATGGGCTTATAATGGCTACACTCTTTTTACTGTTATAATGCGTGTGGACGGCTGAAAAGCCCTCTTAAATGCGTTGTAGCGGTGTTCTGCTTTGTACTCTGCAAGAAACAGCCTAAGGAGCGTGTCACGCTCAGCAGGACAGCACAGAAACACAAGCCTTTTATCCTCTCCTTTCTCCTTGCCTATCGTGCCACAGAGCCACAAATAGAAAAGGTTGATTTCTTCCTTGCAAATTTCTTTTTGCTTCATGGTGTACCTCCTGATTTATTTATACCATATTTTTACGTCATTGTAAAATTACCGTTTTCTTACGTTAAATATTTTTACTTTATTTTGTTTGGCTTGTTTTGCTTTTTCGGCTTTTGAGTTGGCTTTTACGTTGGTTTTTCTTTATCGTGTCACTTATGCCACGGCTAGCGCTGTGGCGGAACGGCAAGCGACCTTGTTCACTGCGTTCACAAGTTCCATTGCCTAAATTTTTAACCTCTTACAGTCGCTTTGCTCCTTTCAGAGTTTAAAAATTTTCCTCGTGACACTAACTTTGCGATTTATTTTCAACAAATTTTGACGTTAAGCCGTCCATAAGTGTGAACAAGCCCATTTGTGAAACCTCGTGACGAACGTGTGAACACTGCTCACGGATAGCGTGACTATCACAATGTAAATCAAAATCAACGTTGTATTTGCAATAAAATGTTCCGCTATTGTTCTCGGCGGTATATTTGAAACAATAAACTATATCATCAATACGCCTTGTAAGCTGTTCAAGCTTGTCTATGCCGTCATTACGTTCAGCCGCCTTTTGATAAAGTTCTGTAGGCAGGAACGGCGAAGTTATATATACTTCCGTCCATAATGTCATTTTATTGCTATAACGTGCCGACACTTGCGAGCGGTACTTGTCAAGCAGAGTGAGCAAGTAGCTGTATGAGATACGCCCACGGAACTCATCAAGAATGAGTATCGGTTCGCCTTGGTAGCCGTCAAAAGGGTGGTCATAGTCGGTCACACGATAGATATTTACATCACCATGCTTTTCACAAAGTTCAATGTATGTGTATGATTTTCCGCACCCAGTACCGCCAAACAGCCAATGTACTTTCACATCACGTTCGGGCGGCGTGTTGTCCTTGCGGTACAAATAAAATAGTTCCTCTGTTGCCGTTTTGGACTTGATAGCCTGTGGATATTGTCTATATATATCGTTTGGAGTTTGTCCGCTGTAAATCAAGTCACGGATATCAGACATTGAAATCAAATCGTTTCGCTTGCCTTGACAGCCTTTTATCTCACCGACCTGCGATTTTGCGATTATCTTTTCGCCCTTTTCCTCAAACTTGCCGACCTTGTTTATATAGTCCTCGACTTGCTTTTTGTTCCCTTTGGTTATCTCAATATGAACTTTAGGGAAAAGCTTTTTCAAGGCAGACAGCGGACGGAACGTCTTTTCACTCTCAAACACACAATGCAAGTGTTCAAGACCGAGGGCAGAAACGCAGAATAAAACCGCTCCTGTTCGCTTATCATCATCACCGACCCACTTATTAAGAACATCATCACATATCTGTTGTTCTGTCAATGAATGATACTCCGTAGGCTCTTGCTTTAATATAACCGCCTTGCCGTTCTCGTCTTTGATTATTTCACCCTCTTCATTGTGCTTGTATGTAATATCGTAGCGAGGGTTGTTTATAACGCAGAACGCAGAATGGCAACTGAAATCAGCCATATTAACATCACCACCTTTTGTGCAGAAGTTGTGCAAATATTTTCGCACAAGATTAATAACGTAGATACGCAGATTTATAAACTTTGTGCAATGTGCAGAAGTCGGGGGTAATACTAACCCCGACTTCATAAGAGTATAGCAGAACGCCGAGAGGGAAGTGAAAAGGGGA